TTGGAGATTACCTAAAGGTTGGAGTAATGGACCCAGTTGATGTCTTAATCGCTCAGCTAGAAAGCGCTGTATCAATCGCCTCAATGCTAGTGACAACAAGTGGGCTAATTGTTGAAAAACCTCAACAGATCAAACAACAGAATTAATATATGGATATTCAAGATCGTCTAATAAGCGAGATAAAACCATACGGAAAGAATGCGAAGGTACATCCAGCGAAACAGATTGATTTAATAGCGAAGTCTATCAGTGAATTTGGTTTTAACCAGCCTATAGTTGTTGATAAAGATGACATTATTATTGTTGGACATGGTAGATATTTCGCAGCAACTAAATTGGGTCTTGAAAAAATACCAGTAACAAAGGTAGAAATAAGTGAGGAGCAGGCAAAGGCTTATAGATTAGCCGATAACAAGCTGAATGAATCAGAGTGGGATATGGAACTTGTTGTCCAAGAGCTTAAAGAATTGTCTGTTCCAATGATTGACCTAACAGGCTTTGATAGAGATTTAATCCTAGAGAATAATGACAAGGATGATGAAGTGCCTGATGTCCCTGTGGACCCAAGAAGTAAGCTGGGAGATGTTTATCAGATAGGAACTCATAGATTACTGTGTGGAGATAGCACTAAGATTGAGGATGTTGAGAAGCTAATGGATGATAAAAAGGCTGACATGGTGTTTACTGACCCTCCTTACAATGTAAATTATTCAGGTAGAGGCAAGGAAACAAGTAATACAATCGAGAATGACAACATGAGTGTTGAAGCTTTTAAGGAGTTTTTAAGAAAAACATTCGAAGCATACAAGACTGCAGTAAAGATATCAGCGCCATTTTATATTTGTCATTCAAGCAGTAGCTAAATAGCTTTTGAAAAAGCAATGATGGCAACTGATTTAATGGTAAAAAATCAAATAATCTGGAATAAAGCTGTCGCAAGCATGGGATGGGGAGATTACAGATGGAAACATGAGCCAATATTTTATGCTACATATGGCAAGAAGTCTGTTCAGTTTTATGGAGATAGAAAAGAATATACTGTTTGGGATGAAAGCTGGGATATTAAAAAGATAGAAAAGAATTTGAAAAGGATTGCACAGAAGCATGACAAGGGTGGTAGTTCAGTTTGGAAAATTAGTAGAGATACAAACTATAAACATCCTACCCAGAAACCAATTGAATTATTAACAATAGCATTGACAAATAGTAGTAAGGCAGAAGATATAGTATTGGATTTATTCCTAGGATCAGGATCAACTATTATAGCATGCGAGAAAACAAACAGAGTATGCTATGGCATGGAGCTAGACCCAAAGTACGCAGATGTTATTGTTCAACGATACGTAGACTACGTTAAAAACAATGAAATAATTAAAAATGGAGAGAAAATTATATGGTAGATAAAAAAAGAAAGTGGCAAAACTTATTCTATAAGAGATGCCCAAACTGCGGAGAGAAGCTAAAAGAAACAGTTGATTATTTATCATGTCTTAATCCTCATCCGACAAAGCCAAATTACTCTTGCTTTTTTGTAAAGAAATCAATAGCAGTTGAGTATCTTAGAAATACCGATCACCCAGCTAACTTTTGCTTAAGTGCAACTGATAGAGATAGAGTTGATGAGGTTGTTGATAGCATGATTAATTTTAAAGAATAATATGACTAACGAACAAATACTAGAGAGGGCAATAGATAAGGCTGTTAAGAATGGTTGGAAGAAACCAGATGATTATATTCAAAATGTAGTTATGGATATTAATTATGATTTATTGAAAGACTATGCTAGACATGGCGTTATCTTCTCCCACGACTTTGCTAAGGCTTTTTGGGGAGAAAGATTGATAGAAAGTTCAATATCTGGTAATGAGGGTTGGCAATACCATCTTCAACAAATGGTTATCAGTAAAGATCCAATTAAGTATTTAGAACAGTTTATATAACTATATGAAAAAATATAAATTAAACAAATGGACTTTTATTTTTGAAATTATTAGGGATTGGGCTACTCCGACTGGATATATTTTTAGATTCGGTATATTTAAAATGAAGTATTACCTAGAACATGGAGAAGCAATAAGTAGAGATTGTTATAAAGGATTTTTTAAAGCAATACCATTAAGGCGGAATAAACTTAGATATAAATAACTATATGGCCAGACCAAAGAATTGTAAAAAGTGTAACAAGCGAAAGAGACCAAAGGGTAATAAGTTTAAAGATATAAAGGGATACTGTGAGTGTGGAAGACCTAAGGTTATTACCAAAGAAGTGCTTGCAAAACTAGAGGATGCTTTCATGAATGCATTTACAGACGAACAAGCCTGTTTTTATGCGAAGATAAGCGTAGACGCTCTTTACGATTATCAAAAAGCAAATCCAGAGTTTACCAAGCGAAAACAGGATTTAAAGGATAGCCCTACAATGAAAGCTAAGCAGACTGTTGTTAAAGCACTAGAGAATAGTCAAGATGCTTGGAAGTGGTTAGAGAAGAGAGACCCTGATTTTAAGCCTACTAGCAAGATTGAGATTGATACTCCTGACTCAGCAGAGGTAGTAAGAAGCCCAGAGGAGAAAGAGTTATTAAAACAGCTTAAAGACGCTAGTAGAAAGCGTATCGAGGCTAACAGCGACAAGATGGAGTCGCCAGTTTAATTATAATTATATGGCCAAGTCATTATTCAATTCTTTTCTAAAGAATGTAAGAAAAAAAGGCAATCAAGTTATGTCTTATAAAGAAGCACCACCTGAGACTAGGACTATGATAGATGGTGTTAAGATAAGCTACGAGAAGCCTCCAATTTTTGATGCTGTATGTAATACATTCCAAATCAATCCTGAATGCTATTTTACATACGGAGATACTCTTTATAATCCAAGCAGACTCCCAATACCACCAGAGATTATAGCTCATGAAAAGGTACACATGAAACAGCAGAACTACAATGATAATGATGCTGCTATTTGGTGGGGTAAGTTTCTTCGAGACAGAGACTTTAGGATAGACCAAGAGGCTAGAGCTTATGGTAGACAATACGAGTATATTAAATACCACGTAAAGGATAAGAGAGTAACAGAGAACTATTTAGATCAGCTAACAAAATCTTTATCCGGACCACTCTATGGAAGATGTATAGAGTTTGATAAGGCAAGGAAATTAATTAAAAAATATTCATAAACGTATGGTAAACTGCGAACATCAATTTATATTAATAGAGCAGAGGATTAGGCCACTAGGTCAAGGAGATGCTTCTTATGACATTGAGGACAGCACAGCAGCTAACGTAGAAGTTATCCCTGGCCGATGGGAAGATGAGTTTGGTGCAAGAGTAGGTTGTCCTATATGCGGAGAGATTAGAACAGTATGGGCCAATGGAGAAGTAGAAATTGAAAAGCAAGGAAATGGTAGAAAGTTCTAAAAAACAAGAGTTATCCAATGAGTTTTGTAGTGAGTGGGTCTATGAACACCATAAGATTAAGAATGAGAAAGGTGAGCCAATAACATTTGAGACTCACCAATTCTTGATTGATATTTATAATGACCAGAGCGATAACCTAATAGTAATGAAACCAGCTCAGGTTGGCATGAGTACACTTGAAATCCTTAAAAACATTAGAGATGCAGAGACTCATAGGATGGATATTATTTATACACTACCAACAGACTCGGATGTTGGAGTTTTTGTTAGTGGAAAGGTTAATCGTATCATTGCAAATAATCCTCACCTCGAGAAGCTAACAGCAGACAAGGACTCTATCGAGCAGAAGCAGATAGGCCAGAGTATGATTTACTTCAGAGGAACATGGACCAAGAAAGCAGCTATTATGGTAACTGCTGACAGGCTGGTGCATGATGAGAAAGACTCAAGTAAGCAAGACGTTATCGCTGACTATCAGGCACGTTTACAACACTCTAAGTTCAAGCAGACCCATACATTTAGCCATCCAAGCGCACCAAACTCCGGAGTTGATATTGAATGGAGATTATCAGATCAGAAAGAATGGTTCATAACCTGTCCACATTGTGGAAAGAAGCAGATACTTACATGGGACATAGAGGATGTCCGTAAGATGAGTATTGACATGGAAAAGAGAGAATTTGTCTGTAAGCATTGTCATGGCATATTAGACTGGCATGCAAGAGCTAAGGGTGCTTGGTGGCCAAAGAAAGGAAAGGAAAAGGCAAAGTGGAGTGGATATCATTTATCTTTGCTTATGGCTCCATGGGTTACTGCTGACAATATTATATCTAAATACGAAGAGGTAGTTAATGAAGAGCAGACAATGGATTATTTTTATAACAAAATCCTTGGATTACCATACGCTGGTGGAGATGACAACATAACAGAGGATGACATTTTTAATTTGATAACAAAAGATAAGAACTTATATCAGGATAGATTAGTGGTTGGAGTAGATACAGGAATTAAGCTTAGATACGTTGTTGGAAATAGACAGGGCCTAGTAAACTATGGAGAGGTTGATGATTACATGCCTGATGAGAATAATAAGCTACCACTTGATAAAACACTAGAGTATTGGCTGATAAAGTTTCCTGACTGCATTATGGTGCTTGATCAGGGAGGGGACATCATAGGCAGTAGGAAATTGCGTAATAAATACCCTGGCCGAGTGTTCTTATGTCATTATGCACAGGACCGTAAAACGTATCAGCTTATTCGCTGGGGCAAAGGAGATGAGTCTGGGAACGTATTAGTGGATAGAAACAGAATGATGCAGTTAGTAGTACAGGAGATAAAAGAGGCTAGATTTAAGCTGTTCAATGGCTCAAAGGGAGTATGGCATGAATATTGGCTTCATTTCTCACATATCTACAGGATTTGGGAAAAGGGAGCAATGGATATTCTAAAGTATAAATGGCTTAGATCGGATAGAGATGACTGGGTGCATGCAACAGTATACTGGAGAGTAGGAATTGATAGGTTTGGAGACGCAGGCTCAATCGTTGGGGTTGTGGATAAGTCAGAACCTAACAGCTACGTGATCAATCCTGACAATACAGTAGATTTTAACCCAGATGAGATATTCGGTTCAAAAGACACTGATTCAGAGGAACCATGGTGGGCCAAGGAAGATGGAGGAGACTGGAGAGATGAACAATAGGGATGTTTACATTTCTCAAAAATATGGTATAATAACCACATATTAAGTCTGTTTATTCTTATAGCAGATAAATGAGCGTAATTACTGATGCATATTACTCCTTAGGAAGTAAAATAAATAAAGCATTTAATAAAGACACCGAGCTTGAAACAAAGCAGGGTGTTGTTAGTGAGAAATTTCCTGAATTAGCTGTAAAACTAACCAATGAGGATATCTCTAAGCTAACACAAGAGTGGCTAAGAAAATGGAAAGAATCAGAAGTATTTACTGAGTGGGATAAGAAAGGAGATGAAAATGAAAATTACTGGAAAGGCAAACAATATGTTAATGAACGTATTGGACACAAGGGAGATAGAGGACTTATTGATAATGTTATATTTGAATCATTAGAAACATACTTACCACAGGTTACTAGACGTAATCCTGATCCAATGGTTGTATTGGCTAGAACAGAGGGACAAGACCCAGAGAATCTACAATACGCTCAAGACCTACAAAAAGAACTGGGAGAAATCTCAGAAGAATTAGTATTAAGATTAAAGCTCAAAAAGGTGGCACGCCATTGGGCTATTTATTTATTGGGAGTAGGAAAAGTTGGATGGGACTTAGACAAAGATATCCCTGCTATACAAATTGTTAGACCAAAGAAAATTATCCTTGATCCGACTGCAACTATTGATGAAGACGGATATACTGGAGCATATGTTGGAGAACATCGTAGTTTGTCAGCAGCAACAATAATAGCTATCCTAAGAAAGATTGGTGGAGAGAAAGGAGCTGAAAATATAATAATGGACCTAGCTAAAGATAAGTCTGGCAATGAAGCACTCGCAACAAAGATTGGATTTATAGAGTGGTGGACAGATGAATTCATGACTTGGACTATTGGAAAAGAA